ATCGCCCCCCATGTTCGACGCCAGCCGGTGGAGACAGTCAATGGTCCACGTCATTCCTCTCTCAGTCGCCCTGCGCCGCAACGATGCCGGCAATGCGGTGCGGCTTGCAGATGCCTCGGCGGCGGGTGAGGCGGCTCGGCCGCTCGATCCCTACTGGCGGGCGGTTGCGGAGCACTATCAGCAACGCGTGGCGCGGCAGCAGGCCTTCGACACCGAGATCGCCGCGCGCAGGCTGGGTGGCGAGATCGCTCAGGCCGAGGCCGACACCGCGGCGAACGCGCCGGCTGACGGGGAAGGCCTGCACCACGCCATGTATGGCGAAGTCGATCGACACACCGGTCGTGTCGTCCAGAAAGGCCGGTTCGACATGCTGTTCGACGATTTCATCAAGCAGGCGCCGCCCGAACTGCGCGCTGGCCTCGCCAGCCGCAAGCCAGCTCTGCGAGAGGCAGGCTCAGTGCGCATGGCGGTGCGGCAGCTTGAGCGCCGCAGCCAGTATGAGCAGGATCATCTGGCGGCGGTCCAGGCCGAAGAGCTCGATGCCATTGCCAAAAGCGATCCGGATGACATGCCCGCTTTCGAGACCGCCCGCCGCGCCGGCCTCGACCTCATCGCCAAGATGAACCTCGACGCCGAAAGCAGGCAAAAGGCCGAAGCCGCCTGGCGCGAAAGCACGGCAAGGACGCGCCTGGAAGCTCTGATCGCGCGGGATCCGAAGCGTGCCGCCGAGATGCCGAGCGCCGGATCGATGGCCGGCGACGGCATGAGCGGGACCGTGAGCATGCCGCCTAGCGCAGGCGCGCCAGATGAGTCGGGGCGGTGAAAGGCGATCGCCTCGACTCGCGCTCCGATCTGTCAGCCAATGACGCCTCATACGCATCCGACATCTTCAATAGACTAGTGCCCACCTATGGTAACTATGGCGGCCCAGGCTGGACTGGCGGCGCTTGGGGTGGCGATTTCAAGCCACCCGCAATCGACATTCAGGACGGATTTTACAGGCAACATGACGAGGGATATCATGATGCGGCAAGTTTGGATGATGTTATAGCGGCCGACCGGCAACTTGTGGCGTCTTTGGATGAATATCTCAAAAATGGAAGCTATTGGGATGATCCAGCCTTGAATACCAACAAAGACCGCATATTGGCTGCAATTTACGCGGAAGGCGCATCAAGAGTCTTTCAAGCTAAGATTTCTGCTTTGATGGTTGCTCGCGGGGATGCTCAAAAAACTTACGACGATGCGCGATCTGCCGTAGGTCGATCGCAATTCATTAATACGATGACGTTTGGCAAATGGTAGTACTTTCTGAGTAAGGTCCTACTCTCACTGCTTGGCAGAGCTCGAAGATGCTGTTTAATATATTTCTAGTCCTTGGAATGATCGCGCTTCCGTCCGCAGTGGCGTTGGCTATGTATGGATTGACGTCAAAGGAAATCAAGCCAGCCCAACGTGTGAGAATCTTACTCGGATCTGCGATTATCAGTATTCCAGGGTTTCTGACCGCCTATCTGCTGTTTGTATTTTTGGTGGTGCTGTTTCAATGACTTGACGCATGACGCTCGTCGTTTGTCTTCAAGTCTGGAACGCGGCTGCTTCACGCAGATGGCGATGACAGCTCCAGCGCCGAATATGAACGGGACCATCTGGCGGCGGTCCAGGCCGAAAAGTTCGATACCATTGCCAAAAGCGATCCGGACGACATGCCTGCTTTCGAGACCGCCCGTCGCGCCGGCCTCGGCCTCATAGCCAAGATGAACCTCGATTATCGAAAGTGCTCTTTTCGAACTTCAGCACAATGATCCTAAGAAGAAACAAAAGGCCTATGCCACAGATATAGCCTACATAGCGCCGGTTAGGCGTTATTTAAAACTTATACAGTGACTGCCCTGTTAACGGCACAAGAATTGCTGTATGCGGTTTTTGCAGGTTACCGATTTTTACGGAACGATCGGGCGATACGTTCGACAATTGGCCCGAACATCGCCTGATCCTTCGTGTCGTACACGATATCAAAACAGGTGACGATACGATGCTTTTGGCACATGCCGTAGAAAACAACTTTGCCATCAGCCGAGGTGCTTGAAATTGCAGCGAGCGAGGGTTTGTCAACTTGATAAGTCACTTTATCGCCATCGCTGACGTTCATATCTTTCAGGTACTCGAATAGGCTCTTGCCGTAGGTATGGGTTCGATACTGACGCAGCTGGGAGTGTGGATATTCTTCCGGCTCGAATGTTTGGCCGTAGTTATGGGCGAATCCGCCAAGCAAACGGCCATCGCCTTCTGCAAAGAAAACAGGAATCTCGATTTTACTCCCGCCACTGATGGAAACCGTCCATCTGATCGGCTCGTCGGCGATGGCGGCTGGTGCCAACAACGCCAAAAGGCCGAGTGCAAAGAATCTCATTGCGTCCTCCGGAGCGGTAATTGCGTGGCGACGCCGCAAACGCCCGGAACGGGCTGAGACAATCGACATCTTCATCGCGAAATACATAGGCTCTGCACCCATAGCGTGTGTTGTCGATAGGTTCAATTGCTGGCGGCGGATCATAATTCTGCATCGTCGGCGGCGCTTGAGGGGCGCGGCATGGATCCCAGAGGCTGCGCCGGGTCGCGTCGCTCCTTGCTGCGCTCAGGGATGACGAGTCGCGACGCCGACGACCAACGAAAGTCCATCCATGCCCGTCCGCATCGTCCCCGCCACGTTGCGGGATCTCTCCTACATCGCCGCCAACCTGAGGCCCGAGGACCGGGACGAGATCGACTGCCAGTGCGATGGCTGGACGCCGGCGCTGCTGGCGCTGACGGCCCTGCAGGGCCTTGCCTATGTCGCCGAGCTCGACGGCAATCCGGAGGCGGGCTTCGGCGCGGCCGAGCAGCGGAGCGGCCTGTGGATCGCCTGGAGCTGGGGCACGCGCCGGATGCGGCGCTGCGTGCCCGACATCACGCGCTTCTTCCATGGCGTGCTCGGGCCGCGGGTCGCGGCGCGCGGCGCCTTTCGCGTCGAGGCGCGGCCGCTCGCCGGCAATGAACTCGCGCTGCGCTGGCTGGCAAGGCTGGGCGCGACGCAGCGCTGTCGCCTGCCGGCCTATGGCAGGAACGGCGAGGATTTCTTCCTCTATGACTGGACAAGAGAAGGCTGGAACCATGTGTCTGTTTCAAAAACCACCGGAACTGAAGCCGCTGCCGCCGGTGCCGACCGCGCAGGACAAGGACGTGCAGGCGCGTGAAGCGGCGCTGCGCGCCGAACTCGAGCAGCGCCAGGGCTCGGCGAGCACCGTCAAGACCGACCTCGCGCCGGGCTCGCTCTCCGGCCAACGCCGCGTGCTGCTCGGGGTCTGAACCCATGACCGCGATGAAGCGCAGCTTTCGCCGCCGTGTGCTGGATTGGTGGATCTGGCGCCGGCACGCCCGCCGGATGAAGCGGCGCGGGTAAGGCGCGCCGGCAACTTCCGCCACGTTTGGAAAGATGGCCGGTCTTTCGCCTGGGCACCATTCGGCGCCGCCGCCTTCCGCATCTCCACCCAAATCTCCCATCACAACCAGACGAGATCTCCCATGAGCGATTCACGCGCCCGCGATATTCTCGCGCGCCAGTCCGAGATGGAAACCGAGCGCAGCCGCTATGAACCGGTCTGGGAAGCGGTGGCCGAGTTCTGCGATCCCGACGCGCCCGACATGTGGAACGGCCGTGATCGCGCCGGCGACAATCAGGCCGAGCGCCAGGAGCGGCGCGGCTCGCGTGTCTATGCCAACACCATCAATTCGGCCGCCAACCGTCTGGCGGCGGGGCTCGAAAGCCTGATCATCCCGCAATCGGAGAAATGGCACGGGCTCACCACGGCGGCCATGGACGACGAGGAGACCGACGAGGAAAAGGAATGGGCGGAGGGACTGCGCGACTTCCTGTTCGCGCTGCGCTATTCGCCCGCCTCGAATTTCGTGCCGGCCACGCAGGCCTGCCTGCGCAATGTCGTGCGCTACGGTCCGGCCTACCTCTATGCCGAGGAGGGGTTCGGCGCGACGCTGATCCGCTATGTCTCCATCCCCGTTGCCGAGGGTTATCTGTCGCGCGACCGCTGGGGCCAGGTCGATACCTTCCATCGCCGCTACGAGCGCACCGCCCGCCAGGCGGCGCAGATGCTGGGTTATAGTAAGCTGCCGCCGCGCATCAGGGCGCTGGTCGACGACCCCGCCAAATGCGACACGCGCGTCTCGCTCGTCCAGTGCATAAAGCCGCGCGACGAGCGCAGGCTCTATCGCGCAGGCGACAGCCATCGCTATCTCGATACCGCCTTCGCTTCCTACCATGTCATCGAGGAGGAAGAGGTGATCGTCAGGGAGGCGGGCTTCGGTACTTTCCCGGTCTCCTGCTTCAACTGGCGCCGCTACGAGGGCGATGTCTACGGCATCTCGCCGACCATTGAGGCGCTGACCACGGTGCGCGAGGAGAACGCCGTGCGCCGTTCCGGCCTGCGCGCGCTGCAGCAGATCACGGACCCGCCGACCGCCTCCAGGGCGAGGCTCGACTATGTGCCCGTGCTCAATCCCGGCGAGAATTATCCCGGTCTCATCGATGACAACGGCCGGCCGTTGATCCAGCCGATCGCTACCGGCCAGAACCCCAGCTACGCCTTCGACTCCGCGGCGAGCCGGGCGGAGGAGATCCGCGACATGATGTTCGTCAACCTGTTCCAGACGCTGGTGCAGAATCCGCAGATGACGGCGACCGAGGCGTTGATAAGGCAGGAGGAAAAGGGCGCGCTGCTCGGACCTTCCGGCTCGGTCATCCAGGCCGGCTTCGCCAGCAATCTCGACCGCGAGCTCGGCCTTCTCGAGGACAAGGGGCTCTATGACGAGGACAGCCGCTTCGTGCCACCGCAGAGCCTGGCGGGCAAGTCCGTCCGTCCGACCTTCACCGGACCGCTCGACGTGCTGCGCCGCGCAGCGGAAGCCCGCGACACGATCCAGCTGGTCCAGACGGCCATGCAGATGGCGCAGTTCGACCCCGGCATCATGGACAACATCGACACCGATGCGGCGATCCGCGTCGTGCAGGGCGCCGGGCGCAGCCCGCAGCGCGTCTTCCGTCGCCGGGACGAGGTGGAAGGTCTGCGTGGAACCAGAGCACAAGCCCAACAAGCACAGACCGGCATGGCGGCACTCGCCGCTGCGGGCAGGGTGGCGAAGGATGCCGTGCCCGCGGCTGTCGAGGCGCGCAACAGCGGCCTGCTCGACAGCCTGCAGGCGATGATGCAGGGCGCCCAGGCCGGAACGGCGGATGGTGGCGGATCGCCCGGCGCCCCGTCCATCGGGATGCAAGGCGCGGCGCCGGGCGGCGGTGCCGCATGAGCCGCAAGCGCTTTGCCCGACCTTCCGACGCCGGCGGCCCGCTCGCGGCGCGCGCGGCGCTGGCGAAAGCCTATGCGCGGGTCTTCTCCGGCGAGGACGGCGAAATGGTGCTGGCCGACCTGACGGCCACGACAGGCTACTACCGCCGCCCGTCCTATGGCGACTGGCTGGCGCGAACGAAGACGCCCGAGGGCTTCGAACTGCACAGCGCGCTGAGCAATGCCCGCGCCGAAGTGGTGCGGCACATCATGGATCAGTTGATGCTGGAGGACGGAGACCTGGCCGCGCTGGAGAAGGCGGCGCGGGCGGAGGAGAGGTGAGAGCGACGGGGCACTGCTTGGCTACAATTCGCTTAAATCCACGGTAAACCGCACCGGGCTCCGTTTGACTCCCTGAGGCCAGCACTTCCTGACCGATCTCAAGAGTTGTTGTGCCGCTGTCGCGGCCGTGGCTGAATGCGGCGTATAGGAAACAACGGCAATAGACTGGAGTCTGCCAGTCTTGTCCAAGGTCGCCTCGAACGTGGCCTTGAGATGAATGTCGACCGCCGACGCGGGAAGCCGCAGGCAACGCAGAATCTGATCGTCGAGGCGCTTCGCCTCATTGGCGCGCACTGGCGCGGCCGACATCAGCAGCAGTAAAATCGCAAGTATCCGCATTCGTCGTTCCCCTTGCTGGTGAACGATAGCGTCGAAAGTCCAGAGAAGTAAGGTGCCGCCGCCAAGGCCACGTTCCTTGTGCCGCTTCCACCATCCGGACCTCCAAACAATCAGCACCCGCACTGTCCGACCGGGCCGTCAGCTCGGCGGGCCGTCGCCGCGTGCTCCTTTCGAAACTGCCTGGGCAGGGAAACAGCCAATGGTCCATATCATCCCTCTCTCCGTCGCACAGCGCCGGCCTGGCAACGCAGTGCGATATCCGGTCTCCGCGGCAGGCCCGCAGTTCGACGACCATTGGCAGGCGGTTGCCGAGCGCCATGAGCAGCGCATGGCGCAGCAGCGGGCCTTCGATACCGAGATCGCCGCGCGCCGGCTGAACGATGAGATCGCCAAGGCGGAAGCTGATGCGGTGGCCAACGCGCCCGCCGACGGTGCAGGCCTGCACGACGCCATGTACGGCCAGGTCGATCCGCGCACCGGCCAGGTGGTGAAGACCGGCCTCTTCGACACGCTGTTCGGCGATTTCCAGGAGCAGGCCCCAGCCGAACTGCGCCCCGGCCTGGCCAGCCGCAAGGCCGCGCTGCGAGAGGCCGGCTCTTTGCGCATGGCGATGCAGCAGCTCCAGCGCCGCAAGCAATATGAGCAAGACCAGGTTTCGGCGGCGCAGACCGACGAGCTCGACAACATCGCGCGGAGCGACCCGAACGACGCCGCCGCTTTCGAGGCCGCGCGCCAGCGTGGCCTCGATCTCATCGCCTCTATGGGCCTAGATGCGCAAGGCAGGTCTCAGGCCGAAGCCGCCTGGCGCGACCGCACGGCAAAGTCGCGTGTCGAGGCGTTGATTGCCGGCAATCCGCAAACAGCGCTCGATCTGCTTGGACTGAGAGGTTCTTCCAGCAACCAAAGTAATCTGCCCGATCAGGGCGTCGATAGCATGACCACCGGCTCTGTCGCGCGGAACGACAACTCTGGTTTGTCTGGCGAAAAGGAGGGGCGCCTTCACAAGGCCGACCCAAGCGAGCGGGTAGGGCAGGCGTTTCTCGACAAAGCCCCCATCGACGCGCTGCTGGCTCAGCTATCGCCTGGTTCATACGATGACGTTGTCAGGCAAGCACGCAGCGCGGATGCCGCGAGCTTTATTTCGAGGCACGCCAATCTCGACACCGACGCGCAGAAGGCAAAGGCCGCGATAGACAATATGGAGCCCTATTCCGGTTCAAGGCATGACGACACCGAATTCGCTCAAGTCTTCGGCGCCGAAGAGGGCGGCAAGAGGTCCAGAGCCTTCAACTGGAGGGCAGATGTGAGCCCATATCTAGCCGACATGCGCGTGAAGCCGACCAACGAGGTCGACGCGTCCATTTTCGCGGCGAAACCCATTCCGAACCGATTCTCGCCGAAGCAGGACCCTGAATTATACAAGCTCGATCAGGCACGCTTTGAAGAGGATGAGAAGCGTCATGAACTGAACGCGGACGCCGCCGCGTTGGTTATCCAACAGAGGCAGGTCGACCCTGCTGCCTACGCCCGCAGGGTCAGCCCCAGCCTCGATGCTGCGCTCAAGGATTTATCGACGCCGCAGAATTTGCAGTCTGCGCTCGCCAAGTCATTTGCGGCTCAGCGTCAGTTGGGCATTGCAAAGCCCCAGCCGCTGCCTCGGTCCGATGCCGAGGGCCTGCTGAGGGCCTGGGGCGATTCACCTGATCCCGAGGAAGCGCGTCGGCAAGCGCTGGAGGGGATAGCGGACCCGAGGTGGCGCAAAGCGTTGGCTAAGCAGTTGGATGACATCGGGTTGGCTCGACCACAGGCGCGGGCCGCGGATGGGGTGGATTCGAGCGCAGACCGATCTGACGGTGTCGATTCCGAGCGACCCGCAAAATTTGCGAAGTCTATCTATCTGTCGCCTGCAGACATTCTTCGCCTCAAGAAAGCGGTAATGACAGAGTGGCTGCAGATCGACGATGAAGACGAAGCGAGAGGCGTCCTCGACGTTATACTGAACAGGTACGTCTCTGGGCACTTCGGAAACGATTTTCGCGAGCTTCTAAACAAGAACGCCCAATTTACTGCCATAAATAGCGAAATAAGTAGGAAAAACGGACAGCATGACGTTGACCAGCTGTCGATATCTGACCCAAGATTCCCTAGAGTATCAAATCTGATTGATGAGTATTTATTGCAGCGAGCAGCTGGAGCGCGTGCCGTGGCCGGAACTAGGTTGAATTATGCAAATCCAGGTGAGTCCGATCAAAAAAGTCAAGCCTGGATAAGGGTATTAAAGACGGAAAGTGGCTTGGGCGACAATTCTACGGCACGGCAAAAGACAACGTTCCGTTCCGTCCTAAGGAGTTTGGGATCGAGCTTCCTGATGATTATTATCCTGATGCGATGACACCCCCGTAACGACAGTGCTGATACCGAGGACGACGTCGCAGCATTAGTGAGCGCACCCAATATCCTGAAGGGTGAAGTCCACGTCGCTGCCGTCATCCGTGCGGATGGTGTAGAACGTTGTGGACGCGCTTTCGGCGGGCCGCCACTTGAAGTCTTTTACGATCTTCGGCACTACGGCGAACATGTAAGAGAGCATAGGGCCGGCGATGAAACCATGCTCTCCCTCTTTCGTCACCAGCTCCGCCGCTGTTGCCGCCTGCAACTGGCTGCAGTCATCCGAGAAGCATGCCTTGCCGGAGCCTTGTCTGATCACGGTCACGACAACACCTGACTCGGCTGCCTTAAAAAGAACGCCCTTAGGGCAGCTTTTGAATAACGTTGCCGGCTGATTCACGTCGTTAGACCGCGCTACGCCGGATAGCAAGGCAAGCATCGCTGCCGCGGCGAGAATGAGCGGTTTCAAGAATGCCTCTTATGGTTGCATTATCAAAAAAAACTTCACGAAGGTTGTAGTCATTTTCATTGAGTTGTCCAATCGAATTTCCGTCGCGGCTTTGTGGTTGCGAGACACATTGCCGGCGTTCAATGCCGCCAAGGGAGCCTGCCGAGGCGATGATCGCGCAGTATTGAGGAAACGAAAACGCCAATACTGCCCAATATCGCAATGCGTAGCGCCAGGTTAGCTCGCGCATTGTAGGCGCGGTGCTGTGTTCCGGCCGAATTGAACCGTCCGCAGGGCACGGCAATCGATTTAGGATGCACGAATTTTCGATGGGCCTTAGATTGAGGGCCGCTTTTTGCGAATTGAGCCCTCGACAGAGCCGATATCTGAGATCGTGGGGGCAGCCGTTCATCCCCCTGCCGGACCTTCTCCCCGTGAACGGGGAGAAGGCGGCTAACGATCAATAATTGCCGTTGTAGTAGCGGTCGTCGCAGGGCGCCACGTAGATGCGGCCCGACGGATCGCGGTAGCGGCAGAGCTGATTGTTGCGCGGCTCCTGCGGGGTCGTGGCATTGCCGACGACGGCGCCCAGCAGCGCGCCGCTGGCCGCGCCGATGACGGTGCTCTTGGTGTCGTGGCCGATGGCCTGGCCGACGAGGGCGCCGCCGGCGCCGCCGAGCAGGGCGCCAGTGGTGGTGCGCTGCTGGGACTCGGTCTGCGAGCATCCCGCCAGAACGGCGGTGAGAAGAACTGCCGCCATGGCTTTCTTGACGATCATCCGGAAACTCCTTTGAAGCCCCAGGATCTGAAAATTGGGGGCGAGCGGACGCCAGATGCGGTGGCATTGCGGCGGAACGGCGGCGCGCCTGCTCACGAAGTGAATCGTGGTTTCTCGGGCGTTGATGCGCGCGCAGTGAAACATTCCGCGCGAACAATCGGATAGCGCCGCCGGCTACCAACCCGATTCAACCTGATCCGCTTGCCGCCAATCGTCCGCGCAGGCCGCCAGGTCTTGCGGGACAAACGAGCCGCGACACGCGGCGTCCCTACTCAAGAACGGAGAAACGACATGACACGAGGTCTTCCGCGTACGCTTGCCCGCGCGGCCACCCGCGAGGCGGGTCTTGCGCCGCCCAGGCTCGGTCTCAAGGCCGTGACGACGGGGCAGGGCGGTTCGTTCCGCACCGTCTTCACCTTCGCCGGCATGCAGGTGCCTGTGGCCAAGGCGCAGTCCTATGCTGGCCAGCTTTTGTTCAACTTCGCCAAGGGCAAGGTCCGGCTGAAGGGGGGGCACGGCCAGGCTTCAGGTCGCGGCGCTGAGCGACCGCGCCGCGACCATCAAGAACAACGCCTCGCTGGCCTGGGCGCTGGGTTCAGCCCCGGCATCCGCCACGGCGCTCGCCGGGACGATGGCGAATTTCGCGGCTGCCACGACGCGCACGCTCGACGGCGCCGGCAACGCGCTGTCCTCGGTCTCCAGGGCCGACCTCGCCGCTGCCGCCACGCTCGACGGCACGGTGACGCCCGTCAGCCTCTACCTCAACCTTGCTTTCGCCACCGGCACGGACATCGCCGCCGACGGCACGCTCGCCGTGACGGGAACGATCACCCTGTTGTGGGAACATTGGGGCGACAACGCCTAACCCCAAAACGGCATCTGCTAGTCGTGGCCGTTGGCTTGCCGCCACGCTTCCCATTCCGCCTGAGACAGGCTTTCACTCCCATGGATGCGGTGCCACTCGACCCATTCGGCATGCGTGGGAAGTTTCTCAAACGCTGGCTGATAGCCGCGAAGATCATACTCGTCCTTTGCCAGAAGCATGGAGTTCTTCTCGTAGCGAACCATCGCAATGGTCTCGCTGTGGCGATAGAGGCCTCGGCCCACGACTTCCTCCCTGCTTGGCGAGACAGAGCCATCGTCCGCAGCATGGCACGGGTCGGCTTTCCCAACAATCAGAGGATTAATCACATGACAGATCTGGCAGAGGCCGGGTCCGTGGCCTCGCGGCCGGCGGGCAACCCGGCGGCGTCGTCGGCCGGCGGAGACATCGGGTCCGCCCCAGCGACCGGCAAAAGCTGGCTTGACGGTCTTTCCGAAGGGAACCGCAAGCTCGCCGAAGCCAAGGGCTGGACCGGGCCCGAAAGCCTCGACGGGGTTTTCACATCCTATGCGGAGCTGGAGCGTCAGCAGGGCGAAAGCCTGCGCGTTCCGGCCAGGGGCGCGCCGAAGGAGGAGTGGGAGAAATTCCATTCCAGGCTTCCCGAGGCGATGCGCCCGGTGACCGAGCCCGCCAGGGTTGAGTATCGGCGACCCGACGGGCTGCCGGACGATTTCGCCTATTCGGACGAGCTCGCCAACGCCTCGAAGGCCTGGGCGGTCGAAGCGGGCGCCAGCCCAAAGATCGCTCAGGCCTATCATGACCGGTTCGTCGGCTACATGGCCGAGCAGCAGCGCCTGCAGCAGGTGGCGCTGGCCCGCTCGGTGGAAGGCACCCATGACGAGCTGGTGCGCGACTGGGGACCGACCGACAGCGACGCTTTTCGCCAGAAGCTGGAGGTCGCCAACCGGGCGATGAAGAAGCTCGGGCTGGTCGACGCCTATAAGCAGAAGGGCATCCTCCTGCCCGACGGCGCGCTGACCGATCCGCAGATCGCCAGGGCCTTCCATGCAATCGGCGAGGCGATGTTCAGGGAAGACACGATCGACGCCGACGGGACGCCGTCCGCGCGCAACCCCTTCCGGCGTAATGCCGGCGGCGAACGCAACGTGTCGGCGATCTCGGCCCTGGTCCGAAGCGACCCGCAGCGCGCCAGGCGGCTGGCCCGGGAAGCGGGCGAGAATCCCGACCTGTGGATGCCTAGCAACCCGTTCTGATCGACTGCATCCGAACGCCTCTCATCTCAATCAACACGCAAAGGAAAGACAAAATGGCAGACGCCTACACCCGCATCGCCGACGCGATCGTCCCGTCGGTCTACGCGCAGTACTCGTTCGAGGAGCACGTCCAGTCGCTCGAGATCTACCAGGCCGGGATCCTGTTTTCCGACCCGTCGATCTCGTCGAAACTGTCCATGGGCGGGCGCTCGGTCGACATGCCCGGCTGGAAGGACCTCGGCAACGATCCGTCGGAGCCAGTGAACGACGATCCGGCCGATTCCATCGAGATGAAGAAGATTGGCGCGCGCCGCGAGGTCGCCGCCCGCAACGTGCGCGCCCAGGCCTGGGGCGTTCCTGATCTCACCGCCATCCTCGCAGGCGACGATCCGCAGAAGCTGATCGTGCGGCGCCAGACCGAATACTGGCAGCGCGCCAACAAGCTGACCCTGATCGGCATCCTCAAGGGCGTGCTCGCCGACAACGTCGCCAATGACGGTGGCGACCTGGTGCGCGCGACCGGCGCCTCGATCGTCGACACCGACATCATCGAGGCGGCTTACCTGATGGGCGATCGCGCCGACAAGTTCCGCACCATCTGGATGCATTCCAAGCAGATGAAGGCGCTGAAGCTCGCCGATCTCATCGACTATGTGCCGTCGTCGGAGCAGGGCGGACCGCTGATCCCCTATTACATGGGTCTGCGCTGCGTGGTCGACGACGACATCCCGCAGGCGGCCGGCGTCTACACCGCCTTCATGTTCAAGGACAAGGCGATCCTGTGGAACGAGCTGCCGGTGGGCTCGGAAGGCGGCCCTCTGGAGTTCGACCGCAAGCCGCGCCAGGGCCATGGGGGCGGCGTCACAGAAATGGTCGGGCGCCGGCACTTCGTGGCGCACGTTCCGGGCACCCGCTTCCTCGATGCCTCCACCGCCGGCGAGTTCGCCACCGACGCGGAGCTGGCGCTCGCCGCCAACTGGGACCGCACGGCCTCGAGCGTGAAGAATATGAGCTTCATCGCGCTGAGGACGACGGAGGCGTAAGGCAACGAGGACGTTCCTCTCCCCGTCTCCATACGGAGAGAGGATGCCGGCAGGCAGGGGAGGGGTGGCGCCGGTGTTTCGAAGCTGGTGTCAATTGTTTCACGCCGGTGCTGCCCCTCATTGCCTGCCGGGCATTTCTCCCCGTGAACGGGGAGAAAGAAGCCATTTCCCCACTCACGGACCCCCGACCCATGGCCATCACTCCGCTCGATATCGCCAACATGGCGCTGGCCGTGCTCGACGAGGCGCCGATCGACTCGCTCGATCAGGACGTCAAGGCGGCGCGGCTCCTCAACCTGCATTTCGACCTGACGCGCGAGGCGGAACTTGCCCGGCACGCCTGGGTGTTCGCCATCCTGCGCGCCACACTTGCCGGCGCCGATACGGGCTCAGGCTACGGCACGCTGAACCATGCCTACGAATTGCCCGTCGACTGCCTGCGGCCGCTGCCGCCGACGCACAATGGCGAGCCTGACGGCGTGCCGCTTTCCTGGCGCCAGGAGGCGGGGCTGATCTACAGCGACCGGCCGGGTCCATTGGTCCTGCGCTACATCGCCAACCTCACCGACCCGAACGACTGGGACGCGCTGTTTTCCGAGGTGGTGGTGGCGGCGCTGGCGGTGAAGCTCGCCCATCCGCTGACCCATAAGGCAGGCATGATCGATATCGCGCGTTCGGCCTATGACCGCGGGCTCGACGCGGCGTTCACCGCCAACGCCATCCAGCGTGGCGGCAGGCTCCAGACCAGCGCGTGGACGAGCCGGCGCGGCGATTTCCGCCCCTGACGTCACGTATTCCCGGCCCCGAAACCGCTTCCCATTTTCGGGGGAAATGCTTTGAGGAGTTTGCTTGGATGACAGCGCTCTACCCCATTCAGGACACGTTCGTGCGCGGCGAGATCTCGCCGCGCCTGCATGCGCGCGCCTCGCTGGACTTCTACCGCGCCGCGCTTTCGGTCTGCGAGAATTTCGTCACGCTGCCGCATGGCGGCATCCGCAAGCGCGGCGGCACCGCCTTTGTCGGCGAGGTGAAGCTGTCGGCCAAGGCGACGCGGATCGTCCCGTTCGTCTTCTCCTCGGAGCAGGCCTATGCGCTGGAGTTTGGCGACCGGTACATCCGTGTCCATGCCTATGGCGCCCGCGTCGGGACGGTCGAGGTTGTATCGCCATATGTGGAGGCCGATCTGTTCGACCTCGCCTATGTGCAGTCGGCCGACCAGATGTGGATCACCCACAGAGCCTATCCGCCCAGGGTGCTGACACGCACGGCGCACGAGGCCTGGAACCTCGACGATTTCGAATTCCTGGACGGGCCCTACGACCAGATCAACGACACGGCGACGACGCTGAGGCCGGCCGACTACGGCTCACTGACGCCGAAGATGACGTCCAACACCACGCCATCCGGCACGGTCTCGGACTATGGCGGCTCGGCCAGCGCCTGGCGCCTCTTCGACAAGGACACCGGCAGCCATGCCGAAGGCGTAGGCACCAACGGCTCGGTGACATACCGAACGGCCGGCGGCGAGCAGGTCATCGTCGAGAATTATTATCTGACGGCGCGTTCGGGCGGCGAGGTGGACCGTACGCCGACCAACTGGGTTCTCGAAGGTTCGAACGACGGCTCGACCTGGGTAGCGCTCGACAGCCGCAACAGCGAGACGGGATGGTCAGGCGGCGAAACGCGCTACTACGAGTTCTTCAACAAGACCGGCTTCGAGTACCACCGCTTCACCTTCAAGGCGATCAACGGCGCCACTGACGTCGATTTCGCCGAATTGACGCTGAACAGGGCCGCCGCCAGCCAGGCGGCGTTCGCCCTTACCGCTTCCTCGACCGCGGGCATCAATGGCGGCGCCGGCTTCCAGGCCAGCGATGTCGGGCGCGCGATCCGGCTGTTCGCCTCCGATGGCCGATGGCGCTGGGCCAAGATCGCGCTGGTGACGAGCCCGACCGTGGTAATGATCAGGCTCTACGGCTATGCGCTTCCCGATCTCAGCCCCATCAGCCGCTGGCGTCTCGGCACCTTCGTGCCGGGCAAATATGTCGAATGCGGCTCGCTCTACGAGGAGCGGCTGGCGTTCAGCCGGCGCTTTTCGGTCTACGCCTCCAGGACCGGCGATTTCGACAATTTCGCCCTCGGGGAAAAGGACGACGACGCGCTGGAATTCATTCAGGCGGGCGGCGGGCAAGCCAACGACATCGTCTGGATCGCGGAGTCCGACGGGGCACTGGTGATCGGCACGAGCGGCGGCATCCGCGCGCTTTCCGGCTCGGGCGTCGACGAGGCGCTGACGCCGTCCTCGTTCAAGAACCGCCGCTCGCGCACCTTCGGCTGCGCCCGTGTCCGGCCCGTCGATGCCGGCCAGTCATTCCTTTACGTCACGCGCTCGCGCCGTGCCATCGCCGAGCTCTCACAAGTGCAGGCCAGCAAATTTGCCTCCGACGATATCGGCCAGATCTCCGAACACATCGCGAAAAAGGGTGTCGTCGAGCTTGCCTACCAGAGCGACCCCGACCCGGTGCTGTGGTTTCCCGTGGAGAGCGGTGAGTTGGGCGGCTTCACACATCAACCCAGCCAGGACGTGCGCGGCATGCACCGGCACCGGATCGCCGGCACGTTCGACGGCCAACCCTGGGCCAGCGTCGAGAGCGCCTGCGTGACACCGGGGCGGAACGGCGTCGACGATCTCTGGCTGGTCGTCAAGCGCACGATCGGCGGCGTGGTTCGGCGCTATATCGAGATCATGACCGCGCCATTCGAATATGGCGCGCTTGAGGACGCTTTCAACGTCGACAGCGGCCTTACCTACGAGGGGGCGGCCGTCACCACCGTCTCGGGCGCAGGACATCTCGAAGGCGAGGTCGTCGACGTTCTGGCCGACGGCAAGGTCTATCGCGGTCTGGCCGTGGCCGACGGCCAGGTGAGCCTGCCCCATGGCGCCAGCGCGGGCACCTGGCAGGTCGGCCTGCCATTCGCCGCCGAAGCCGCCACGCTGGAACTCGATGTCGGCGGCCGCGACGGGTCCCTCGTCGGACGGCGCAAGAAGATCGGCCGGGTGATCCTGTCGCTGTTCGAGACCGACACAACAGGGCTGCGGCTGCGTTCCATGGTGCGCGGACACTGGGAGAGCGTGCGCGTACCGAGCGTCGTTCTGCCCGATGGCAAGGCCAGCCTGTTCAGCGGCAATGTCGAGGTGCCGATAGATGACAGTTGGGAAGGGCAGGGGCGCATCGAAATCCGTCACGCCGGCCCCACGCCCTGCACGATACGGACGCTTACGCCCGTGTTCGACGCCGAGCCGTAGAGATTTCCCCTCGAGGGGCCTCCTGCACCACTGAGGAACATTATCCATGACAATACCCCATGCCGAGGCACTCGGCAGGGCGCGCACGGCTGCGGACTACGCCGCTGTGATCGTCTTGCTGGATGCCGACCTTTCGCAAGCCGCAGCCAGCCGGGGCAACCTCCTGGCGGCGGAGGACCGCGCCATTCTCGGCGACGGCGATCTTGCAGCCGCGCGCGCCGGCGTTGACGACTGCAACGAGCGGATCGCGCTCCTCGAAAGGACCGTCGCGCTGGCGCGGGAACACCGCGCCGCAGCAGCGGCCGACGAGGCACGCGCCGATATCGAGGCGCTGGGCGCCGCGACCGTGGAGCGCGCCGAGGCGTTCGGTACGCGCTGGCGCGAAGCGCGCCGGCTGGTCGAGCTGCTGCGCCAGGAACTGTTCGAGGCCGACGCGCTGTCGCGCGCCATCGCCACCGCGAACAGCCTATTCGAGTCCGCCGGGCTCGTGCAGACGAAGGTCAATCTTTCCGCCACCCGGCGGGCGGCTACGGCTGGCCAGCGCGCCGCCGCGCCTGCTCGGCTCAGCCGAGCCGGGCAAGCGGCCGACAGGTTGCTGCTTTCACTGCTCGATCCCGGCCGTGCGCGCGACCCGCGCCCGAAGCGGCGCGCGCGGGCGGCAAGCACGACGATCCCAAGCTCTCCAACGTCCAAGATCTCACGCAACGAGCGAGGCTGATATGTGCTCATTGGAACTGATCGGCATGGCGATCTCTGCCGGCGGCGCGCTCATGCAGGGCGTGCAGGACAAGCAACTCTCCGACTACCAGGCGAAGGCCTACGAACAGCAGGCGCGGGCTGAAGCTCAATCGGCTGCCTTCGAGCAGAGCCAGGAGCGCCACAAGCAGGACCTGCTACAGGCACAGGCGCGCGCCCAGGCAGGCGCGTCCGGTCTCGGCATGGCCGGCTCGCCCGCCGAGGTGCTGGTGGCGAACGCCCGCCAGGGCCAGATGGACCTCGATGCGATCGAGTACGGCTCGCGGATTCGCCAGAACAACCTCCAGGACCAAGCCGCCATCTCGCGCTTCTCCGGTGGCCAGGCGCTGACCTCCAGCTTGTTCAAGGCCGGTAGCAGTTTCGTCAACGACCTCTCCGGCCTCTACAAGCCGGCCAACGCCGTGAAGTTGGGCACCAACGTCTTTCCGCTCGCCCCGGGTGAGAAACTTTCGACAGGAGGGCTCTCCTGATGGCCAGCATCCCTTTGAACACTGCGCGGCGCGGGCTCGATACCGGCAATACGGTTTCATATCCGGCGGGTTCGCCCCTGGGAGCCGCAGTCACGGGCTTCGGCAATACGCTGAGCGCCATCGGCGAGCGCCACCGCGAGATGCAGGAACAGCAAGAACGGCTCGCCGCCGCTGTCCAGAGACGCCTGTTTACCGAGCGCGTGGCGGAGGCCGAAAGCCAGGCTCTGACGAACAGTCCACGCGACGGGAGCGGCCTGCACGAGGCGCTTTATGGCCAGGTCGACCCCATCAGCGGTGAAGTGGTCAAGCCTGGCCAGTACGATCTGATAGTCAACGACGTGCTTGAACAAGTGCCTTCGAGCCAACGCGCGGCCTTTGTCAGGCATGCCCAGGCCGAGCGCCCGATCGGCGCGCGTCGCGCGGCGCAGGCACAGCTTCAACTGCGCGGAGCCTACGAGAACGACCAGTGGGAACAGGCGCGCGGAGCGTGGCTGAAGAGCATCGCGGGCGGCGATCCGGACAACGAGGCGGCGTTCCAGGCGCGGCGCCGGGACGGTTTGGATTTCCTGGCGACGATGGCGCTCGACCCGCAAATCCGGCTGCAGGCGCAGAAGGCCTGGGAGCAGGATCTGGCGGCAGCACGGGTGAGTGCGCTTATCGGCCGCGATCCGAGGCAGGCCCTGGCCCTGCTGGGGCAAAAGCTGCAAGGCGCGGGGCGATCTGTCGTGGATGCGATGGCGGCGGCTCCGCAGGCAGGTCAAGCGGATCAGGGGGATCAGATCGTTCCGGGGATCACATCGGAGGTTGCCGCCGACGCGGCGGCTACGTCCTCTCAAGATCCCGATGTCGCGCGGATGACGGCGGCAAAACCGTGGATCACGAATCTCTCGCCCGATGCGCGCGCCGATCTCGGCCACGAGGCAAAGCTCGCGACGACGGCTGAGCAGGTTTCAATTCGCAAGACGATCGAAGAGGCGGAAAGCCAGGTTCAGTATGCCATGAATAGCATGGTCGACTATGCCGGCCCACTTCCCAGCGACGAGGACTACGAGAAGGTTTTCGGGCCCACTGAAGGATCGCTGCGCTCTC